CTAATGTAGCTACAGAAGATGCTGCTGATGTTACGGTTGCTGAAAATACAGTTCAAGTTGATGTTCAAACTGCTGAATAATGGACATCCAAACTGAGATAACATTAATGGACGCAAGATTATCAACTATGGAGAACAAGTTAAATGACGTTGAGTCTAAGCTAGACTCCATGGATAAAAAATTAACACAAGTTATAGATGCTCTGATTGGGAACAAACTCACTCAGAGCAACGGCTTGGTTGCTGATGTTAAGGAGATTTCAGATATAGTTGAAAAACACGATGAGCAACTAAAGAAAGTAAAATGGTTTTGGTTAGGTGTTCTTTCAGTTGGAGGTGTACTTGCTTTCTTAATAGAACTAGCTATAAAATTTTTATCTAAATAACATCACGCCAGATGCAAGACACACTAAAGTACATAGCAGAATCTCCATATGCTAAGGAGGTTCAGTATTCCGTTTATGCAATTTCAAATTTAGAAGATAACAATAACATAGACACTATTGAGTCTGAGGTTATTGATAAGGGTTTATTTATCGGTGGCATATCTAACCCATTGTTGAATGAAAAAATAATCTCTGTGGAGGGATTAGTGAGAGCGTATTATGCAGAGAGTGTTGTGGGAAATGTTTTCGACTTGCCGCCTGTAGGATTCAAGAATAAGTTTATTGAATTATACCAAGAGGCTATAACAAAACTATAACACATGAGTCAAAAAATTCAGCTAGCAGCTGACTATGTATTGAAATTCCCTTCAATATCTAAATCCTCTATCGCTGCAAAATTGTTCAACGATTACGAGGCAATCTACTCTACCCAAGAAGAAGCTAGAACTTACGTAAGAAGAGTCACAGGCGCAAATGGAGAATGGAGCAGTAAAAAAGTAAGCGTAACTCACACGCCTGATTTGCCGCCATCAAAATGTTCCTCTAGAAAGTTTGTAGACTTACCTGTCAGCTCCAATAATATTCTTTGGATGTCTGACATACATATTCCCAACCAAGACAACGAGGCTATTAAATTAGCCATAGAATACGGCAAGAAAGAGAAGATAAACTGCATAGTATTAGGAGGAGACATTTTAGATAATACTCCATTCACTAATCACGATGCTCCCCCACCAAGCCCTGATGATGTTGTAGAGTGGTTTGAGTATTGCCAAATCTTTCTAAGTCATCTAAGAACAATATTTCCTAAGGCACACATCGTTTGGATTGAGGGCAACCATGATAACTGGTATGTACGTTATTTAATGAAGAAGGCTCCAATGCTTTTCAATGATGAATACTTTAGACTACCTCAAAGACTTGATTTAAAGAAATACAATGTAGACTTCTATGAGCAAAATATTGTGGTAAGAGCCGGCAAGCTACACCTATTGCATGGGCATACTATTGTAAGAGGATTTATGGCGCCTGTTAATGCTGCTAGAGGGGTATTCATGAGAGCAAAGAGTTCAATGCTTATAGGTCATGTGCATGCTAGTTCAGCTCACTCAGAAAGTAATATTAAGGAAGAGGATATAGGATGTTGGTCTACAGGTTGTTTATGTACTTTGTCTCCTGATTATGACCCCCATAATACTAAACATAACCTAGGCTTTGCTCAAATATTGGTAGAGAAGAATGGAGAGTTTGAGGTAAGAAATAAAAGAATAATAGGTAATAAAATATTTTAATATGAAAGAGTATTTGCAATTCGTTTGGCACTCCTTAATACACCCTACTAATTTTGTAGACTTATTACCTGCCTTTCAATTAGGGCTTTTTATATTGTTTATTTATTACATATTTAGAGCAGGTATTTCATTAGTTCAAGATAGAAAAGAAGACAGATTTTATTAGTATATTTATCATTCAAAGAAGTTTTATGGCCAAATTGAAAATAGAAAAGAAATTTAATAAAATGTCATTATCAGAACAAGAATCATACTTAGTGAATAAGATTTACGAGCTACATGCCTTAGAGGATACATACAGAAAAATGTTAGGGAAGATTAGAGGAGGTTCTAAGCAATCATTGCCTGATGATGATGAGAGACCAGACTTAATCGAACTAAAAAGTGCCTAACAAAATTACGATACCAACAGAATTTAAGCTCAATGGTAAGAAGATTACTGTAGATTTTGATGATGAATATTGTAAGGATGAAGGGTGTTTAGGAATGGCTGATTTTGATTTAAAGGTAATCACCTTAACATCCAAAACAGAAGACAAAAAGTTACCAAAGTCTGAGATAGATAAAACATTCTACCACGAACTAATGCATCTTATACTTGATGCCGCAAACAGACATCAGCTAAAATGGAATGAAGACTTCGTTGATACTGTTGGTCTATTATTGTACGAGTTTGAACGTACTAAAAAGTTTTAAACTGATTTACTGAATATGTCTCTATAAGAGGCATTCTTTTTTTAGTCTCTGCCTGAGCCTTTGTCTGCCCTGTTAAGGTCAATAACATAATCAAGAATGATACTGTTCTATCGTATTTAGTACGATTGTCATGCTCATATCTTTTAAGCTCATCTAATAGGTCAGGGTAGTTTATAAGATGACAATAGTGTTCTATGTAATTTATTCCGTACTCTAACTGCTTTGATAATGCGAAGGCATCAGCTGAGGCTACCCCACGAATCATATGGTTAACCTTAGTCTTTCTTGTAGGGTCTACAACTGCATCAGGTTTCTTGCCTAGCATTGGTAAACAATTCAGCTTAAAGTCATTCTCTGATTTAAAGTATTCATAGTAGTCATCTCCTGCATCCAACTCTATTGTTGCAGGCACTCCGTAGTACATACACGCCATCAACATTTCTTTCCAAAACAATTTCTTTAGCTTTGGTCTACCATAGTAATGAGCCATAGGAGCACCGCTACCTTCTTTAGTCTTGTCAACCTTCTCTCCAATCCATGCTGAACCCTTAGAGCCTTCTCCTGATGTCATAGCTGAACGATAGGTATCGACACCCATTCCATACTCAGTAGCATTGCCAGGGTACATTACATTACCTCTTATCTGAAAATTGTTAGGCTTCTCAGGGAACTTATATATCAGCCAACTACCACCGCTGTCATCAGCCCATTCAACCTTATCTTCTCCTGTCATATAGAATCTACCTCTTCTTAAGAATACAGGATTGTCTCTTAGCTTTTGCTCTTGTTCAAGTATGTTATCTAAATTGAAGTGACAATCAGCCTGATTAAATTTAAAGGCTTCCTCTTCGTTTAATGGATAGTCACGAGTATCTTGGTCGTTATTTCTATAGTTGGCTAGGATAAACTCCTCAGCTTCTTTCTTTCTTGACATACCATAGATGTCTATAAACCCTGCCAACCCCTCTGAGGCAGGCACAAAGTATCTAACTAATTTAGTAGGGGTATTTCTTCCGTGCTTGAACTGATTAGATTGGTCCCACAAGTTTTTAAACTCCTGACCCCCATTATTAGGTGGGTTAACCGTAGAAACCATCAAGGCAAATCCTACTTTGTTAGCTCCCTCTGTTAGTGTCTTTTTTGCAATGTTCCAATACTCTACAATGTCAACTTCCTTTGGGAACTTAGAGGCCTCATCTATCAGCAATCTACTCCAACGACCAGAGTCAAATGAGTTCAAGGCTGTGTTACGCCATTCTATGAATGAATTAAGACCTTCTCTTTTATTGTAAAGACCTACATTAGCCTTTTTCTTTTTAGCCTGTTTAACAAGCACTAATCTTTTCTTAGGGTCATCACTACCATCAGTTCTTGGCTGAAGGAATATAGGTATAGACTTGAATCCATACACAATCATGTTCATGAATAAATCCGAGGCGTCACCTCCTGTCTTAGAGATAATACCACAACGAGTATTAGCTGTGAAAGAAGCCTCCTTAGTAAGTATGCATGATGATTGTGAGGTAGCTCCCTCTCTTCGTTTCTTAACCCTTATGACTCCTAAAATAGTATCGTCTTTTGAAACCTCATTGTAGAATAGAAACCATTTTCTATCAGCATCCCTGAACTCAGGCTCAACGCCAGACTCCAATATCCAATAGTTTAAATAAAAGTAATGGTCTCCTGTGATGTAAGTAGCAAAGCCATTGTTCATAAACCAATATCCATCTCTACATCTTTCAAACTCTCTTTTGATAAAGTTTATTTGCTCCTCATTGTATTGAGCATTACCATCCTCATCTACCTCTAGGTCATAGAATGAATCAGGTATATCAGTTCTTCTAAATCTTTGTTTCTTTTCAGGGAGTTCACTACCATCAATGTCCTTTAGGTAAGGTGCGTTAGGATAGTTACATTCTATTCCGTATATCTCTGTGATTGGCATAACGCAAAGATAGCCAATTATTAATAATACAATATTTTTGTTTCGGTGGTTCGACTTGAACGAACACACTCCTTAAAATTAAGGGCTCTACCAATTTGAGCTACACCGAATCCGTGGTTAGTAATTTACGGCCTTAGAATGGTAAATCATCATTTGATACATCTGTAGCAGCATTAATGTTAACATCATTAGATGCCTTTGGTTGAGTTGGTTTTAACTCTCCATTAGGAGTCCATGTGTCAATGCTGATGCTGATGTCTTTACCAAACTTGTCAGGCTTCCCAATGTTGATGTTTAGTTTAACATACTTCTTACCATTGTAGTCTTGAACGTACTGATTAATAATCTCAGGATTAACTGATACCTGTAACCATGTATCGTTTTTCTTTTTACCGCTTCCGCAACGGATTTTTTCTTGCTTTTCCATAGCTGTTTTGTGTTTGTTTAAAATGAATAGATATTATCTAATTTTTTTTGTTCTCTTTTCTTCCTTTCATATTCTGAATGACAGAACTTACACATGGCTATCCTATCTTTACCCCATGTATTTTTTTTGCTAAAATATTCTAGCTTTCTTTCTACCTTACATTTAGTGCATTTTTTCATTGTACATCTTTCTTTTAGTTAAATGCCATGAGTTACATTCAGGGCAATGATATGCCCTTTCTTCTTTTCTATACTGCTTTGCTCTGTTCTTCTTGCAATAGTTAAGAACTTCCATAGCCTGTCTCTTTGAAAATTGTTGCTTATTACACTTTTCCATACTACATACTTCTTTGCTCTTGTTTAGAATAAGATAATGCTGTTCTAAGAATATCACATTGATAATGTAGCTCCTTCAGTAAATACTCGCACCATGTATCATAGAAAGATACATTAGCAATCTCTGCATTTAGTATTGCCTTCTTCTCTGTGGCATTGCCTTGATAGTTATCTACTATTTGTATCTTGGATACGGTATGCTTGTCTAATAGATATTGAAATCTTGCTACACATTCAGCAGCTAAATATTGTATATCTACGATACCATTTAACTTTGCTAAGACAGATTGTGGGTCTGTTAAATCTACCTTCATGGCAACAGCCTTCTTGACTGATTCCATCATAACCTTTGTGTCCTCAAACTTTTTTTGCAACTCAGGCTCTTTGAATAGTTTCTCCATATCTTTTTGTTTTAGGGTCTTGAATAATTCTGTATTGTACTCTCCATCTATACAATGTCTTTTCTGAAATACCTAGCAGCTCGCTAGCCTCCTTAAATGTGTGTGTTCTGTTTAGTGCCTTGATTGAATAATCTTTGTAATAATAATCAAGTTTTAGTGTTTCTTCCATTCTCTGTGTTTATGTGCCTTATAGCATACTCTCGGTTTAGCTCCTTAACGAATAGCCTATCTTTATTTGCTGAGGCTCTTCTTAATATGTTTTCACTTATTCCTAGTTTAGCTGAGGCTTTTTTTACTGATTCAAATTCTATTCTCTTTTCTCTTCGCTCCTTAACATCTTGTATTGTCATGTCGTAAAGAGCGATACCAAATTTAATTGTCTGCATATCGCAAAATTACTACATTGCCTTATTAAAAAGGTATTTCTTGAATGTTATTTTTTATTTCTTCTTCCGTTTCTGGTATGTACTTTAGCTTAGGCTCTTCTCTTCCTAACCTCTTGATTGGCAACCATCCATACTCATCAGTAAACTCAATTCCGCCCTTCATTACAAGCCTAATCATCTGCCCTCTTGGGGTAGTGTTACCACCTGTATCCTTGTTGCGCATTTTGTTTACATATATCTCGGTTATCATCCATGTATGAGGGTCTTGAATGTTTCTATTCATAGTCAAGAATATGTCAGCCTTATTATAAAGAACTGCACCACCATCAGCATCGGCAGGGAATGGTATTAGCTGATTGCCATCCTTATCCCTTTCTCTTTGTGACTGACTTCTTGTATGTAGGGATACGAAAACGGATATGTTTGTTCTCTTGGTAAACAAGAGCATATCAGTATACATCTCCATGTCGTTGTCATACTTAGAGTTGCCTCTAACCTTTAGGGCATTTATAGGGTCAATAAACAATCCCTTGATAGAATGAAACTTAGATACCTTTTCAGCATATCTTAAAATGTCATCATATGAGTGCATGGTATCGTTATTGATAAAGAACATTCTTTCGTTTACCCATTTCAATGCCTCATGGAACTCAAATTCAGTACATTCCTTAATAGGCTTCCCTATGTAGTGCTCAATCATTCTCATCTTAACAGAGGCTGTTCTATTTTCTCCTGTATAAACCACCCATCCCCAATCATACTTAAATGAGGATAAGAATATCAGCCAAAAGGTTAAGGCTGTCTTGCCGGTATGAGCGTGAGAAAGCAAGGCGTAGAACTCTCCCTCTTTAAGTAGTAGATACTTATCCATATCATCATATCCAAACGGAAGACCCATTGGTATCATACCTGCCCTATACTTTCTAATGTATTCCTCATCAGACTGATTGCTTACCAAGAATGCCAACTCCTCATCAATCATACCCAATTCTTCGATGGCTGCTCTTTCGTAGGTAGCAAGCTCATTGATTGGCATGAACTGACCTGCCTTTACGCCATCCTCTACGGCTTGGAACTCGATTTCAGCTTCCTGAGGCCCAAACTTCTTCAATACCTCAAATTCTAAGACTCTTTTAGCTATAGACTCTTCGACAAGTCCTCCTGATACCCATCCTCCGACTAAATAAGAGGCTTTAATAACCGAATGGTGTCTTTGCCCTATCTCAGATTTTTGTATCATTTTTGAGGCTATATTCAGCTTAGAATAATCAGTACTAACGCCAGTCATTAGTACTCCCTCGTTGCGTACATTCTCTATAACCTCGAAGAAAACTTTACTATCATCATTTATATAAATGTCAGGGTCATAAGACATAAACAAAATCCTTGATGGGTTCCTTGCTGTTGGGTCAAACACAGGGTATCTCTTAAGCAAGGCGTTGTAATGTTGCTCGTGCTTATTACCATCGGCTATCTTTATTAGCCCGTGTACGCCTGTGCCTGAGGGAGAAGTCCACAAGGCATAAATGTATGGGTCTCTCTTGGCATCTTCCTTGAACTTAGGTATGTCATCAAGGTCATCAACATCAAATGGAATGAACTTAGAATGAATAGACAATGAGTTATCATTACGATAAGATTCGTAGACGCTACCATCTGCTCTTTTTTTAGTTATGGCTATGTCGAATCTACCTGAGAAAAGCACGGCAGGAAGTTCTAGCTTTAGCTTGCTGATTACCTCTTGGTCTTCCTCTTGTCTTATCCTTTCTATTTTCTCCTTAACCTTTCCTTCCTTGATTGCCTTAAGTACACTTGACATAGGTACATAATAAGGCTTTCCTATACTTGAGAATCTATCAAATATTGTTATCATTTTTTTGTTGCATTTGTTCGTAATAGGCTTTCATTTTTTCTTCTAGCTTTGCAACTCTATCTGCATAGGTTGAATCTACATCCATAACATCCTCTACTTTTTTAATAGCATGTATAACTGTGGTGTGGTCTCCCGTGCCTGTATACTCAGCTATATCTCTAAGTGGCAAGAATGTGTATCTTCTAAACAAATAACAGGCTGTATGTCTTGCCTCTGCATACTTAAACTTTCTAGTCCTTCTTGTAAAGTCTACTCCAAACTCTTCCATTACTATTTGAACTATCTTAGAAGGAGGTATTGTCTTTTTTGTTACCAATGCCTTTGTTGACTTGTAGTCAGCCTGTAATGCCTTTGCTAAGTCTTTAGCTGTCTTAGATAACTCATTCATTTCGTGTATAGTGCCAAGTAGCTCGTCTACCATTTCCATACCTCTATCTTTTCTTGTTCTCATTTCAAAAATCTATTTAATTGTTCTTTGTATTTTTTATGTAATTCATTTAATTTATCTACATCAACCTTATTGCTGAAGTATTTAGCCTTATAGTTTGTCATCATATAGGCTTGTATCTCATCAGGTATAACATCCTCATTGTATCCTAATTGTTTTAGGTTTGTTGATAGCGTGTTGTATATATCATCTGTAAGGTATAAACCTGATACTGCATCAGCTAATATCTTATACTCTCTGTTTGTGTAATACAAGGCGTGACATAGTTCGTGCTTGAATATATTTCCTCTTATAGATTCAGTACCAATAATATATGCATCAGCAGGATTATCAGTAAGAAGTATTTGGTCTAATATATCTTGCATTGCTATGTCGTACGGAGATTCGCATTGCGCTCCT